ATTAGGTCTAGTCATGTTTTCAGCAAGTTCCCATTTTAGCATTATATCTGTACCAAGAACTTTTACGCCTGAATATAAAACCTCTATAGTTCTAGAAACTCTATTATATGTATCAGCAGGAGGTGGGTTAAATTCGTCTGTTTTTTGAATAACTTTTTCTAAACCATTTTCAGTGTTTTTTAACTTAAACACTTGGTTCATGTATGTTTTATATTCAAAATACATAACTTGAACAGTGTTACTATCGTAATTACCCCACCCTGTTATATACTGCCTATTACCTGGCATTTCCTGTATTCTTTGAAGTTCTCTTTCTGGTATATTAGGAAATTGTTTTTTTAGTTCAGGTATTGTAATAGATTTAACTTCACCGACATAGTAAACATCTTCAAAGTTAGGGTCTTCTGTATATGAATATATTAAGTTAGCTGGATCAACGTAGTCAACAACTATACCATTTGTTTTGTTGAAACTTGTCTTAGCACAAGCAATACCACAGACAACTAAATCTTCGTTTATTCTTCTTTTTATCAAAGGCCACCTATTGCTAGCCAATGTAGTTGTTATAGCTTCTTCTTCTGCTATTTCTACTGATTGCTTGTAGGAAAGCTGCATGTGAAGTTCTAATTCCTCATTACTTTGAGGTAGTTGTTCGTCTGGTATTTTTGACTGCTTAGCGTCAATACCTAAAGCTTGTTTTGCTTGCTGCATTAGCTCTTTAGCGTACATATCTTCCGCTATAGCTTGTGCATACTTTGTTCGTTTTTTTACAGACTCTGGATCTTGGGAAAAAGCTTTAATTTCAAACTCCTTATTTGATATACCATTTACTACTATATTTACAAATTTTGATATAACAGGAACTGGCTTCCAGTCTAAATTTAAATAAGACAAATCACCATTTATAGATAATTCGTCTTTGTATTTTTGAACAGATTGTTCTCCTCTAGCGTACAGTCTTAGATTATGAAAATTATTCCAACTCGTAAGGTATCTGTTACCGTTTGTTCTACCTTGATTAAACCACTCAGTTTCAATAGCAGAAGCTACTTGAGAGCCGTACTCTCTTGAAGCTTTTTCAGCGTCTGGTACTACCTGACTAGGAAAAGCGCTATTTGAATTAGTATATATTTTCATTTATTCAATTATTTTTGACAATGTACCTTTATTATTATATCTTTTAAAACCTAAATTGTAAGAAGGTCTTTTGAATGTTGGGTTTGGTTTATACTTATTTTTATTACAGGCCATAATAGCTAAGCCTGAACTTATAGATGCATCATGTGATGTTCTATTGTTTATATTAAATTTAGCCCAATCTTCAAGAGTTCTTTGGAAATAAACATCGCCATAGTTACCATCATCTTTTAAACCAACATGATGTTCTATGTAAGATTCTATAGCTGCAGCATGAGCTTGCTTTATGTCTTCACTAGAGTTTGGTATTCCACCTATCTCTCTTTCTGTAGTTGATAGTTTACTGTATTTTTTATCTGGTCTGTTTATAGAATAACCTCTATAGCCTCTACGTTTAAAATAGTACAATAGTCTAGGTTTATTGTTTTCAGCAAGTATTGGCATACCGTAAAAAACACAAGCCATTAATACATCTTCAAAAAATATTTCAGCTGTTTGAGGTCTAGATATATATTCTAGGAAAAAATGATTTGATGGAACGTTATCCATGTTAAACTTAGTTAAACCATGTAAAGCCCCATTAGATCCTCTTCTATCTACAGTTCCAGATATATCGTAACTATCACAGCCAAAAGCCCCCATGTAATCATTACCAGGCCATTTAAGTCCATTTTTCTTTATAACACTATTTTGCATTTCAACAGATGGTATCCAGGATACAAAAAATCTACCCTGCTTGCTAGGCATAAAGACAACTTTAGTATCTTTAACACCATTAACCCATTGGAAATTGCCTTGTGTTATTATTCCGCTGTTTTTTAAATCAGCATTCCAATCTACTTGTTGGTATATTTTAGTAAGATTAAATAAAGATGATTTAGCCTCATCTCTAAATGCGTGTTCTTCTGTTCTTGGAAACTGACGGTAAAATTCGTTTAAACCATCTTGATCTTCTTTTAAACCATTTACTTCATTTTGCCAGTATTCAATTACACCTATTTTTATATCAGATCCATGCGGATCTTTTACAGCTTTTTTAGGCGTGTCGAAGACAGGTATGCCATAAGAATCAATGTATCCTTCGTAATTCCATTCCATAGGTATGAACAAAGAATATAGTCCCGAGCTAGTTTGCCCATTGGCGTTTCTTTTTGTAACATCTGAAGCGTTATATAGGTTTTTAAAATTATCTCCTCCTTTATCTAAAGCGTTTGATGTACTTCCCATCATGCACTTACCTATGACCTTACTACCTAGTCTTAATGTTGTTTTCGTAACCCTCCAGTTATTGAGGATGTTGTTTGGTCTTTCCCATTTACCTGATTCATCATGAACGAGGAGCTTGAGTTTCTCTCCATCATAGGAGTTATCCCCTGTGTTCTTCCAGTCGATAGTGGTGTCAAGACCGGTAATTTCTTGTACTTTTGTATTGGCGTCAAGCTTTCTACGGGTGAATTTAGAAGCGGGAACTCTGTAAGCAAGCTCGGTTTTTGGCCTGTCCATACCATCTTGGATCGGTTTAAAAAAGAAAGGGTAGTTAACGGAAATTGGTACGACTTTATCTGTGAACATCTTTTTAGCATCGGGACCAGATTTGGACAATATGCCGAACCGTGAATCCGTGGATATTGTAGCAAGGTTGACCGATTCAGCTGAGGACATAAATGAGAATCCTGATCTACGGTTTTTAAGATAGCACATTCCATATGATCTTGGGTCTGCTTTGCAAGCCTCCCAAAAGATGTAGAATAATCTATTTGATTCCCTAAAGTCTGGTTTCCCAACATCAATCTTGGACCACTGCAAGTACATGTAATGAGTACCAGTGATATAAGTAGGAATGTCTTTGTTAACAAACCAAAAACCTTCTTCACGTCTAGTAAATTCTTTGTCAATATAGTCATACCATTTTTCTTTAAAATCTAATGGATATTCTTCCCAGTCGAATACAGATTTAATTTTTTTTAATTGCTTAGGGTATTCAGAATAATTCCACTTATTGTTTTCAAACTTTACGACTTCATTTTCTTTTGGCAGAGCTATTTTAAGATTCTGTATTTCATACACCTCTCCTATTTGACCTGTCTTACTTATTACTACTATGTCATATTCCTCATTGTAGCCATATTCCCATTTCTTATGTTTGTTCTTGTGATTTAAAGTTTTAGAATCAACATAGTTTTTTAATACTTTATATAGAGTTTGCTCGTACATTATCTAGATCTACCTTCAGCAAAACCTTTAAAAGCTGTTTCTTCTTTAACTTTTTTAGGTTTTTCATTTAACAAGTCCTCTTCTTCCTGTATTCTATTTAATATTTCAAAGGCATCAAATATAGCTAACTTTTTTGTAGCCGCTGCGTTTTTTAGTCTATCTGCTGATATGTCATCATCAGAATCAACAATAGCCTCTTTAGCTACTTTTATTAACTCCTCAACTGCTACTTGCCCAGCTTGGATTATATTCCTTTTGGTTTTGTTGATCTCCATACTTAATTACAATATCATTTGATTTCATACAATACAACCGCTCTTTATCTACAATGAAGTCATATTCACCATAAGGCGTGTAGCCTACAGTGTCACCCTCGCTTATTCCTAGAGCTTCTAAGGAGCTATTACCTATTTTAAGTATACCAATAAGTTTTTGCTCTTTACTCACTTCTAAACCATCTTTATTAACTAGTGGTTTTATAAAACATCTATTGTTTATAGATTTCCATTTGTCTTTTTTCTTATAAAGATACACTTGATCTAGTGCACAAAAATATAAACCATCAACAAATGACGATCTACTTTTTTTCTTAACACCTTTCATGTCGTAGAACGTGCGAAAAACATTGTGATGTATAACTATGAAGTCACCTTTATTTATAGGTGTTTTAAATGCTTTAGGAATTTCTACAACCTCGGCTATGTTGTTAACGAATTTAAAACTTTCTATTTTAGTATTAAGTATTATTTTTTTATTACCTATTTCTATTTCGTTATCGTATTCGTTTCCAACCGGTCTAACTATAAAGTCGTATAAGCTTTTCATTAGTATTCTAAATCGTACTCAACGGATATAGCCATGTTAGAGTTAAACTTTTTCCATGGCAATACCTCGTTGTTTTTCTTTATATGTATATTATAAGAATTATCTGAGTCTTCAAAAAGTATATGTGATATTTCATGACCACCATAAACTTGTTGACCTACAGAGTAATGCATAGCATCATTTTTGTAGTCAGACCCAATACTAATCTTTCTAATATTATTTGTCATCTTTCTGCTCAATGTCTGTATAAGAACCATCTTTTAAGTCTATATTGACTTGACCATACTGATCTTCTAATTCTTTTTTTGTTTTATCTATTTCAGCAGTTATTTCTTTAATAGCAGCGTGTGTGTTTAATTTTTGCACGTCTAACAAACCTATATGTCTTAACAGATCATTCATCTTAGTCTGTTGCTCAGTTACAGTTTTTAATTGCTCTTCTGTAATCTTGTTTACTTCCATTTCTTTTACTTTACTCATAATTTAATTTAATTTAATTGTTTTTCTTAATAATCTAATTCCACCCAAAATCCATACGGCTAAAAAAAAGCATGGAAGAAGTGTTAATGTCATGTCCCACGAATATTTTTGTGTAACTGGATTTTGATTTAGCATGTAAGCTAAAAAATAATATCCAGGCACTAATAACGTGTACATTACTAGTTTTAAATATTTCATTTTATTTTATTTAATTAATACTCTTACTATTTATTATTACTTATAGATTTGAATTTTTCCACACCTCGTGATCCAAAGTAAGCTATATAAACAGTTGTAAGTAACTGTTTTAATAATCCAATCCACTCTTGCTCTACAGTAAAAGATATTTCATGATGACTATCAACCCATATAAAAGCTATAGCCATAATAGATAAAAATATTAAAGCCATAGGTCGTGTGTTTTTAGAAAGCCATGAATCTGATTTCATATCGCTTTCCCAACGCCTTGTTATTTGACTCTCTGCTTCAGCATTAGCCTTATCCATAATTTCTTGGATTTGCTTTTTAATTAGCAGCTTTTCCTCTTCTGTGGTTGTAAGCTTATCAATGACGTCACCAACTTCTTTGATGACGCCACCCGTAAGCCATTGAATTATTTTTTTCAATTAAAATTTACTTTTTAAGTAAGATAAACCTCTACCTAACATAGTACCATCTTGATTTGCATCATTAAAAACAGTATCTCCATCACCTACTGGTTTATTTGTTCTTGAATCACTTACGTATCCAGTCTTAACAGTTGGTGTTTTAATTTTATTTTCTGGTGGAAAAAAGTTAGCTCCAATCTTAGTTTCTCCATATCTATTAACAGATCCGGCTGAACCTCCAGTTCTTCTAACGCGATTTAAGTAATCACCAGGATAAGTATCATCAGATCCAGTGCTATCAAAAAGCATTGAATTAGCAAGTTTACCGCCCATTGATAAGTCCTTGTGTTGAGGATCGTGAGTAATAGTTAAATTATTACTTGCTTTTTTACCTACTAAAGATCCTCTACCCATTCCTCCTGTGTTTGGGTTTAAACCGTAAGATCCACTAGTCTTATGAGTATGCACTCTGTCGTCATCTCCATGTCCTTTATCAGCTGGTCCATGCTTCATGTATTTAGCAGCGCCTCCATTAGTCATGATATCTTGAACTTTAGCAGCTCCTTTTTGGTAGCAATTTTTTCTTGCTGAACCATTAAAAGATTGGTTGTAACCCATTCTTGAAGCTCCTTTACCATCTTCAGCATAATCAGGCACACCATTTCCGTTTGCGTCTGGTTTTTTCTTAGCAGCTCCTTTTTGGTTTGCCGCTAACTCCTTTGCTGGAGCACTTGGTTTTTTAGCAGAATAACTTCCGCCATCTTGATTTGTTTTCATTTTTGCCATTGTTGTTTTTTTAATTTGTTTGCTTTAATTTTCTTTCCGCGGCGTATGCGTCTTTTTCCCAAGGACCTTTACCGGCTTGCATTACTGAATAGTCGTACTCTTTTCCTTTAAACATTACTTTACCAGCTCCTTTAGAATCAACCTCATAATCTAATCCAGTGCCTGGATTTTTTAATTCATCTTTGTATTGATCAACGTGAACTTGTTCATGAGCTAATGTTTTCTCTAATTCTACTGGATCTTTTAAGTCTTCATTTATAATGATAACCCCGTTTTTAGGTGTTCTAGCAAATACAGGATCTTCTCCCATATCTCTTTCGAACACAGATGTATTCATCTTGCTTAAATCAAACGGAGAATTAATTTTAAATGCCATATTATCTTCTGTAAGGAAACTTTTCGTTAAACCATTCTTGTCTATTATTACAACCACAGTTAATGTTAAGACCATCAGACACTCTGTCTACGATAGTCTTAACACCTGTTTTCTGTGTGAATTTAGCAATGCTGTCGCCAAGTCCTCTAGATTTCATCTACTATAGAGTTGAATCAGAACTAAATACAGCGCTTGACCAGTACATTTGATTGCTAGATGGTAATCCAGCTCCGTCTTTACCTAACTGGCAAGAAGCAGCTACACCACCAGGGTTAGCTGTTAAAGCTTTTATAATAGATTGAGAAGGCATGTTAGCAGGTACAGTGATTGCAACTGGCTCATCAGCGTTAGCTGGAGTAGCAGCTCCAATAGGGCTTTTTGAAACTTGAAGAGTAAGTATTCTACCACCAATAGTATCTGCTGGTACAGCAGCTCCGTCAGCATGACCAACTCCTAGTCCAACAATTCCTTTTAATGTTACTACTACACTGTAGTTTCCTGCTGCTACAACATCTCCTACGTTTTCAATGTCATCAACGTTTACTAATACATCTCTAGAGTAATCTCCCCCAGCTGCTAAAGTAGCGTTGTTGTTTACGATTTTAAATTTTACAAATTTTGCCATAATTTTTGTTTTTGTTTTTGTTTTTGTTTTTGTTTTTGTTTTATGTGATTTATCAGTTTACTCTGTTTGTTTTAATGATGTTTTTCATCATACTTAAGATCTCCAGCTAATTTTGAAATGTGTTTTTCATCAGCAGTCATATCTATATCACTGTGACCATGTTCATTATCATAATCAATATCTTCTTTTAGATATTTCATGTGGTGTATATCATCAGCTCTTGTAGCCTTGTAGTTGTGTTGAGTCACTCTAGTATGTCTGTGATAGTTACCAGAGTATTGTCCTGTGTATCCTTTTTTTGTATCCATATCTTATCTACCTACTATAAAGTCACTTACTGTTATACCTGTTCCTGCAACTGCTGTTACATAATCTACAGCCACGGGAAGTATAGTTCCTGATTGTAAACCTTCAAATGTTATAGCTTGAGACGGTACTGGTGCACCTCCTGTTGCTGATACCACTCCTGGTAAAATTACAGTTATTTTTGCATCACCAGCTGTACCCATGTCTCCACAGTATATAACAGATGAGTTTAAGTTAGTACCTAATACGCCTGATTGATTTTGAAACTCCCAAGCTGGTCTAACATCTATACTTGCAATCATTGCACCTGTCAATGGCATTGCTTTGCTTATTACAGCGTCTTGTGTTCTAAATAGTCCCATTTATTTTTTTTTAATATTGTTTTCCTTGAGCACACAAAACAGCATTTAAACCTTTATAAGGCACAGCTGCTTTTGATATTTGCATACCTGTTATTCCTGAGCTAGAGCCCATTCCGTGTACTCTACCTTCTTGATCTAATGGTCCGTCCCATATAGCGCTTTCACCTACTACGCCGTGAGCGTTTTTAGATGCCATAGTTTCATTGTAATTTGGATCTGTTTTATGCATAATTTTTTTTATTTACATGTTAATCATAGGGACGTTCATAGACTGCTCTAGCATTTGTTGCTGAGGTTGAAATGTTCCTGTTATCTGTTCGTTTGGTAAACCAAAAGCTTTTTCACTTATAGGGCTATTTTGCATTTGCGATACACCCATCATACTTGGATTAGAAGCAGCTAAAGAACCTTGATCAGAAATATCAGCAGCCATAGCTGAAGCTGGATCTGCAGGGGGAGTTGAACCCACTGCTGGTTGTTGCGCTGATTCTAAAGCACTAACTCTTGACGTTAAGTCTTGAATGTTATTATTACTAGTATTTTGACCAGTTGCTGATTGTGATTGTCTAGCTGCAAGTTTAGATGCTAAACCGCCTA